GCACCGTGTATCCATTCTGGTTTCCCAGCTCCTGAGTTTCGTCCACGTAAGAAAACTCGTCCGTCAAACAGCAAGAAGTTCGGGCAGCATTCTGGCAGCCGCAGTAAGCATAGTAGGAGCCATGCTTTTAAAGAAATTGCCAACAGAAGACCAAAACCCTTTGTGTTCTTGTTGCATGGTTGCCGGAGGTGGTGGCACATTCCCAGCAAGGGATGAGCCAACCCACTTTCGAACCACACCAGCACCTTGTGCTAAAACACCCTTCAACGACTGCTCAAACGGCGTCGTACTATGTACGGACTGAGCGAGGTGCGTCACGGCAGCTTCTTGGGCAGCAGTAGCCAAAGCAGTTCCTCCCTTCTTCGACATTGCCCCAGTCAGATGGCTTGCGCGATACCACATGGGAAGTGCAGCAGGCACTGTCTCATTTGGCAGGCTCCCGGCGTTCACCCCAGTGGGTGACACTCCGTACCAAGCGGTCAAACTGATATTCAATGAGAAAAGGTCATTCGGCGCAGCCCCAATGTTCGTTATCTGCAACTCAAATAACGGCCAGAAGGACTGTATCCCTCGCTCCAACAACAAAGACGGGTACGCAACGGGTGGAACGGCAGGGTCAGTAGCCGATTCCACAATTTGGCTCCAGAGGGTGCCATGGTAATGGATGCGCATTGAGTTAGTTAACTCAAATGGAGCATAATTGCCATAGTCCCCAGTGGCAGGATTGTAGTCCTGAAGCCAGTACTTTGTACTGTTTGGATCAGTCCTGATCCGAGCAGCACAGCTCGTATACGCAGTCGCAGAGACTACGTTGAGATCCATTTGCAAGCCACCGCAGAAAATCAAATTCTCCACGTCGTAACGTGCGATGGCATGCCCCGCTGGACTTTGTTGTGGTCCGTCTTGGAAGCTGACTGCAAGTGAAAAGGGTCCCTGAGTCCACGCAATGGCGCTAATCGAAGCGCTAGCTGGATTCCACGGCGACCCTGGTGTCCCCACAAAAACCCAAACAGGGTAGTTGTATTCATAGGGGTTTACCATCACCCAAACAGACTTTGCACCAGTAATGGTGAACTCTGATGCCACCTTCCCTGTGGTATTCAGGTAGGTGCCTTGCCGACAATTATCCGCGGCGTACACTGTATTGGGACCAAATGTCCCAGCTGATGCGCCCGTCGGATCAGATGCTTCCAAGCCCAACTTTCCGTAAGTATTGCCCAGAGAGTAGGACTGTGCTCCTACTGTCTGAACGGAGGGCAATGGGAATTCGCACATCGGGTGAACAAGTGTCGCAAGCAACTGTGCATGCCACTTTCCTTCATCCGTCATCCACTGGCTGGTGTACTGTCTCAAGCCAACAGGCTTGTTGCCAGTGAACATGTTTCCTGACCGAACCCGCTTTGGCATTGCGGCATACGTCCCACGCCCAACATACTGTACGACTTTTCGTTTCTTCTTCTTCTGAGGCAAAGGCCTGCCAACAGCCTTCACCGCAAGCACTGCATCTCTTGCACGACGAGCACGAGGTCCAGAAGGTTCGACGATTTCGAGCCTCATTTTCTTCTTCTTCGCCTGAAACACAGCACCTGTCTCTAACAATCCTCTGACTTCGTCCACACAGGAGGGTGTTCGAAGCAAACAACCAAGTTCAATGTCCGGGATGGTTACCGGGCTAGCGGAGATGTCCGGAATGGTTACCG